GTATTCAACAGCGGCTTGTTCACGTCGTTCAGACTCACGCATTTTTCGAGTAAGTTTGTCAATACGTTTTTTAACACCTGCGCTGTATTCCTCTAGTTCATCTTTGTTTTCGGTGGTTTCTTTAACTTCTTCTTTAACTTCTTCTTTAACTTCTTCTTTTGGTTCAGGTGGAATTTCTCTAATATTACTTTCCTCTGTTGTAACCTCTGATTCATTTACTTCTTCTTTTAAAGTTACTTCGACATCATTACCGCTTGTATCTAATGGAACCATTTTTTCTTCAACCATAATATTCTCCTAAAATAAACTTGCTGGCAGTATATCTTTTGGATGATCAATGACTGCCAGTATTTCATCGTCATTCACTATTCTCAGTTCTCCGCCTTCAATGCGAATTCTGGATCCAGCATATTTAGTAATGAGTACCCAATCAGTTACTTTACACCAAGCTCCATTTGGAAAGCGTTCTTTATCTTTGTAAGCATCAGGTCCAACCTTTAATACACGGCAAACATTTGTAGCTATCTGTGCTTCGGCCACAGTTTCGTCAGTAAGATGTAAACCTGCTTTCGTTTTTTTCTCTAGTAATAAAGGAAATAAAACAATCCTAAAACCTGTGGGTTCTGGAACCTTTCCTATTTCTTTTTTTGTTTTGTAGGGTTTTTCGTTAATATCAATGATATTAGTTTCTGGTATCAAAATCTTGGGCTTCATCTTCATAGCGCTCCTGTTTTTTTAGCAGGTCCGTGAGTTCCTGTACTACTTCATTATAAGCATGTAACTTCCCTAAAAGATACTTATATTCTTCCAAGGTTTTTACATCCGATGTTATAACTTGATTTACTTGATCTTGTCTAGTTTTTATTATTTTTTTAAGATAATCTACAATTGTTACTATATCCATCTAAGAACACTTTTTCATTATTTCGGAAAGTTCAACACATCTTCTTGGTGTCTGTTTACTCCAGCGCGAGTCAAGCATCTGTACGTGGGCCTCGAAATAGTCTTTTTCTTCCAATGCCAAAAGCATTTTTGAAAATTTCATTACGCCTGCAGTTCCAAGTTGATATACCATCTCTACAATACATTCCCAAGCATTAGGATGAAGATCTGTAATATGTCCCACCAATGTGTGGGCTCCTTCTTTAGCTTCTTGTAAATCTTTTAAAAATAATTCATAAAGTTCTTCTTCAGGGTATTCGACTTCTTCTTCAAATATATCGGTAGGTTTTACTAAATGGCCATACCCAATCGTAGAAAATCCTCTGGTATCTTTATAAATTTTTGGAACAAATCCTTCATGTTCCATAATTCTTTCCTCTAATGTCATGTATATATTTTTGTTTGGGGTCTTTTATTTGGTAGCATACGACCAAAGCCTCTCGGTTTAACAATCACAAAACCACCATGCTTATAATCCTTTGCCCATCTCTTAGCTATTTCTGGTTCATTAGCAAATAAAAACTTTTTTTGTTTTTCTGATTTAAACGGCATCGGCGTCTTCCTCCTTTGGTTGATATACATATACACGGCACTTACAGTTGGGGCACGATAAATTGGTTACCATCTTATCCTCATCATCCTCTATGTCGTGGTCACCGCCCCATATTAACTCGACGTTGCAATGCCAGCAGTTCATTTTTTCTTTCTTAATTTAGCTAATGTTTTTGCAAATCTAGCACGCTGCCCTAATTTACCTTTTGCTTTTGCAGCCTTATTTAATTTCTTTAAAGGAATTTTTTTTCCTTTTTTTATGCCCAGAGACTTACGCAACGAACCGGGTTTTTTAATAGCTTTTTTAATATCTAGTTTTTTCTTTTTTACCGCTCCCCCCTTTTTTTTATTAACTGCAGCTCCTGTTAGATCTTGACCCCTTAAGCCCATACCTGTTGGATCACCTTTAGGTTTAGTAGCAATAACAGCTTTCATACCTGCTGCATTAGCTTTCATTTGTGGAACGGTTAAATCCTTTGCCGATAGTCTTGCCATTTCAATCGGTTCCTTCCCAATTTTCGTTGGTGTCGTCGAAATCCTCCTCTTCGTCAATGATCTCTTCAATCCTCTCAACTATCGCTTCTTCTTTTGCATGAAGAGCTGCAAGCTTGTCTAATTCCTTTTGTATTTTTTGTAGTGGTGTTTGTTTCTTTTTCTTAGCCATAATTTCTCCTTATTTGGTTAAGCCTTTGCTCTTCTCAAAACTGCGGAGTCCGGCGACGCCGAGCATTGAAGTGACAATTGCTAGCAAGGGGCCAGTTTGAATTTCAGGAGCAGTTAAATCTAATCCTGCAAATTTAGCGTACCATTCTATACATGGAGATAAAATAAATTCAAAGAATAATGCAAGCCCTCCGCACCAGCCGATGAAGGGCCGCCAGCCCGAAACAAATACGGACCGGTGACCAGCTTCTTTAGCGTTTACATCCAATTGCTTTTCAGCAAGTTTTTGCTGGATGCGTTGCATTAAAATCTTTTTGTCTAGCACTTCCTCATCTGAGGTATGCAAATCATCAATTACACCAGCGATCTGTTTTAAGGCTCCATTCTTACCGCCTAACAATCCACTGATGAGGTTTAACATTATACAGCCCCTGAAATTTTTCCTAGAACTATAATAACAACAATGGCAACAATCCCGGCCTTAATCCAGTCCTTCATGCCCCACTCGCTCCACTCTTTCAAGTGTTGCCATATATCTTTTAAAAGTTTCATAAAACCTCCTTTAAAAAAAGTTAGTCTACCTTATGTTCACAGTTGTTGCAACCACATGCTTGACATGTACTACCATCACTGCAATGACAACCATGCCCACAGTTTGTGCACTCCATTAAAAAAGACCTTTAAAAGGTACCTTTTTAATTTGCATTTTACTGCGTTGGCCTTTTGGTCCACTACCTAAATTTTGTTTAACTTTAGGACCTTCCGCACTGGCAGTGTATGTATCAACAATTTTTTCCTGATTAACAAATTTTCCTGCATAAGGATTCATGTCCTTACTCACAGTCATCTTTGCATTAGGATATAATGAACCATTAATATATTTTGGTTTAGGGTTATTTAATGCCATAATTTATCCTTTAGTGATATGTTATTTGTTTAGACTTTATTATAAAACTTTTATCAGCAAAATCAAATAAGATTTCTGCATCTTTGGCTCCCACAGTTTCCACAAGGATAAGCTTGGCTACACTGATTAAAGCGCCTGAAAAATCAATAGGATTAAGTTTTTCTGTCTCTATGATTTCTCGAGCCTTTGTATAAACCTCATTAATTAATTTATCGGGATTTTCTATCATATTTCATCTTTTTTTGTTTTTCCTGATCCTGCATTTTTTTTAAAGTAACACGAGCTCTAAGTTCAGCGATATCTTCTATAGAATCTATCTTCTCTGTTTGCAGCTCTTCTTTTTGTTTAAACTTCATTTGATCTAAAGCAATTTTTTCTTTGCCTTCATTTACTTTGCGTTGAACATCGGCTGCTTGTATATCTAATTCTTTTTCACGAAGCTCTACTAATTGATCCGCACCCTGTGCCTCAAGCATATCTTGCTCTTCCGCTACCATATTATTAGTTAGCTCAGCGATGCGTTCAGCGATGCGAGATTCAATTTGCGCTTGCGCTTGCTGCATTTGTTGCTGCATCATAGGGTTTTGCGCAGCCCCTGGATCTTGCTGCATTTGCATTTGCATTTGCTGTAACTGCGGTCCTGCCTGTTGCATAATTTCTTCACGTGCCATTAATGCAACGTGTTCTGAAATATGTCCTTGCAATAAAGCCAGGACCTGTAAGTTTGATTTAACCAATGAACTCGACATAAAAGCACGGTGTGCGTCAATGTGCGCTTGATGATTTTGTCCTTCAAAAGCGCGAAGAGTTTTTAAACCCAATGCCATAGCATTCTCGATTCCCGGATCAACGGGTTGGGGTTGAGGAGGAGGAGGTAAAAGCGCTTCAATGTTTTGAACATTTAAAGCTTGATACATTCTACGATACGCTTCTTGTAAATTATGCTGTTCAGGCGCGGCTTGCGCTAGTTGTAACTGCATTTGCGCCAGTGCCACACGTTGTGACATTGAAAACATGTTAGGGTCCGAAACAGGGATAACATCAACTCTGTCATCAAAATCCGTTTGCTTGACCATTTGATTTCCACCCACCACCATGTATGGATATTCCGGAGGAAGGAAAGTACCAAAAACACTTGCCAGTAGTTTAAATTCATGTTTTTGCGAATAATGCAAACGTTTATGGATTGCGCTCATTACTTTAGCGCCTTGTTCCATCATGGCTAGGGTGGTTCCGACAGGTGCATTTGTGTTTGTTTCTGATATTTTCATATCAGCAATCGCTGCAAATTTTTGTCCAGCGTCTACACAAAAACCTAATAACTGAAATAACACTTGATCAGGGCCTTTATATGGAAGCGGCATTAAGCCAGCCCGCAAGTCCCCGCTTGGTGCGTCTATGTCTCTAAATTCTCCTGGTTGTAATGGTGCATCATCATCGGCAATTCTAATTCCCCTGGCCTTAAAACCTGCTGGTAAGTTTGATAACGTTCCGGCATCAATAAGTTGACGAAGCGTGGAGGTAGCCGTTCTTGATAAACCCCCGAGCATATGGATAAGACCAAAACCATAAAAACCCAAACCTGGAAGAAACTTATAATGAACAAAATATTCAATTTTTTTTCTAAGTGGATCGTCTTCTTTATAATTTCGGTAGATGGATAAAACTTTGTTGGATCCTTTGTCAACAGTAACAACATAAGGTATTTTAATACCGGTTGGCTCCCCGGTTTCCCCGTCTTTATCTTCGAATCCCGGTATGTCTAAATCGCAATGTACTTCATATAAAGTATATATCTCATCCGCATAGGCAACTTTGTTAATTCCCTCTAACTGATTGTACTTTTTCTGTATGGATGTCTCGTCATCGCTGACTTTGACGTCAATATCCCTGTAAAACCCCGCAACCTGCTGTTTTAACAGGTCATTCTCTGATATTTTTACAATATGCGTCACCCGTTCCGCCGACTGCAAGTCCGTTGCTAAATAATTTACTACTAAATCCTCACTTGGTATAAATTTTGACACCGCCGCCTGTCTTGTAGCGTCATAATAGACTTTTTTGAAAGCGGACCCCGCAAGAGGCAAGTGAAACAGCAACTGATCCATGTCAGGCGTGTATTCTTCCATCTTATCAGTGATCTGATAGTTCATAAAGTCCTGAACCCTGTCCGCCTGCGCTATAATTTCCGGTGTTTCGACTCCGAGTACCTCTGTTTTCACCGGTCCCGCCGGTGGTAAAAGCTCCTTAAAGGCCTGCGCCTGGAAAGCTGTCACTGATTCCGCCAACAGTGGATGCGTTACACCGCTTGCGCCCTGAAAAGGCTCCGTTCTTTCATCATACTTAAAGCCCAATAGGTCCAATCCCTTTGTATAGGCAAATTCCCACTCGTGCCGTGATTCGTGATCCGAGTCAAACTCCTGAACTATGTCGGATGCTATCCTGCCCAGCGCTGAATCATCGAGGACTTCCGCTAAATTGTCAGCGAAACCCGCTTCAAGGTCCGGCGCTGACGGATCAAAGTCAACAACGGCTCCGCCATCATCTGTTTCCTCTACTTCAATCTCCTCTTCCGCATTTAATCTTTTAACAACATCACCCTCTTCAACGTTCAGGCTTACATCGTCTTCAATAACGGAAACATTTTCCTTAACGCCGGTAATTTTTTTATCAACCGCCATTATCTTCTTGCCTTACCGTAACCGCGCTTGGCTGCGCCGCCGGCTCTCATTTTCACGACATTGCCTGTCTTTTCCGCGTTCTTGATCATGTCCATGGTTTTCTTGTTAATGGGTTTTTGCTCAATGGTGATGCTGAGCATGCTTCCTTTTCCTTTTTTATTGTTATGCATTATCTCCTTGCCTTCCCGTAACCACGTTTGGCTGCGCCTCCTGAACTATATTTTCTAACAGAGCCGCCTTTACTTCTTTTTAGGTAAGCTTCTTTTCTTCCGGGTATCAGGGATTCTATTGCGTTAGCAGCGGTCTTTAGGTCTTTGAAAGATTCCTTTACGATCTCCTCAGGGCTTTTTTTGACCAACTTTTTAAACCCCTTTTTATATCTTTTTGGGGTGCCTTCCGTGACCTCCTTCTTTAGCTTTTTCGCTGTTGTTTGAATAGGGTCGGTATATGCACTTTTAGCCAGCTTTTTTATTTTTTTTGGTATTTTTTTAACCTTCTTTTTAAGCTTGCCGACCTCTAAAGCCTTTTCAATATTTTCTTCAGTTTCAAATTCATGGGGTGACTTTGTCATATCTATCTCCTTGCCTTCCCGTACCCGCGCTTGGCCAGACCACCTGATCTCATTTTCATGGGTTTCATTGATATCGTGGAACCTTCCGCTGAACCCTTGGCCCGTGGGCCGCGAATCGTGGATCCCTGTGCGCTGCCTTTAGTTGCTGCACCAGGAATAACCGAAGTTTCCGCTGAACTTTTAACATGTCCACCTTGATTGTATTCTGTAACGTAGTATGGATTAAGCATAAACAGCTCTTGTTTAATAATTTCTATTTGATCCTCATCGCCCATTTCTATAGCATCGGCTAAAAGATCATCTAATTGTTTTTTTCTGCTCTCAGTCATACGCCTCCTAATAATAGTTTCGTTGCATTCCCAACATCAATGGTGGATCTTCATAATCTTCCGGATGCACAACAAAATTACCTTGACGAAACCTTAACATAGCTTGGGTCATACTGTCCACTAAATCATCATGTTCGCCATATGGAAAAGCCGCACACTCTTCCACCATATCTTCTGTCCATCTTTCATCAGGCCGCCATACCATGCCGGCTTCAAATAAAGGTGAAACAGAATTTACACGTACATGCTTATCATTTCCTCGGCTCGGTGTAAAGTTAACAACTGGAATTCCCAATGTTCGTAATTCCTGTGTAAGAGGCATACCACTTGCTTTTGCTTCAACAATAATTGTTTCCGGTTCCCAGTACTTGTATTCCTCCATCGCAATCCTTTTTAACTCCGGAAAATCCCATCTTCCTTTTTTACAGTCGACTAACATGGCATGGGGCTTACCCCCTTCTTCAAGAAAAAAAATACCCCATGTGCTAATGGCGCTATAGTCGGCAGTCTCTTTTCTACTATATGCCGTATCATAACTTTGTATGACATGGATTAAATCGGGTAATTTTTCTTTCTCCCAAACTTTCCACCACTCACGTTTGATAATGGAACCTTCTTCCGATATCGGGTTCTGTTGCCATTGCGCTTGCCATTTTTGTTGTGATAATGATGCTTTAACGGATTCCAGTTCTTCTAGTTTCCAGTACTCCGGCCAAATTGGTTTATTATTTGGTAGGATAGCAGGAAATTCTACAACCTCCCACTGATCCGCTTTAGGTTCTGTTTGCGCTTTCATTAACTGCCCTGTCAAATCTTTTGTTGACCAACGGGTCATAACAATGAGAATACGACCACCAGGTTGTAAACGTTGTCGTGGACCAGAAGTGTACCATTCATATGCGTTATCCAAAGCTGTCTCAGAAAGCGCATCTTGCTCTGAATGGGGATCATCAATAATAAGTAAATCAGCACCCCTGCCAGTAATAGCACCACCAACACCAGCCGCAAAATATTCTCCACCATGATTTGTTTCCCACCTTCCTGCAGCTTTACTGTCTGCTCTTAACTGCACACTATCAAAAATATTTTGATACTCTCCCGTTCCCATTAAGTTTCTAACCTTACGTCCGAACCGGTATGCAAGTTCCGCTGTATGCGTAGTTTGAATTATTTTTAATTTTGGATTACACCCCATCATGTAAGCCGGAAATAAAAAAGAAGCAAATTCTGATTTGGTGTGTCGTGGGGGCATGTTTACAATTAATCTTTTTATTTTCCCGTCTGCTATATCCTGAAGCTTGGATGCAGTCTTAAGGTGGTGGGGGCCTTTGATAAAATCAGGCCACATTATTCTAACAAAATTTAAGAAGTTATCTTGCGCGGCTATTTTTAATTTCAATTCTTGTTCTCGTAATAGCAGCTTTAATTCTTCAGCCGTCGGTTTATTCATACCGTATCTTTATCATACTGTGTGTTTATGTAAAACAGACTTATAAGAGCTGCCTCAAAAAGGCTGGGGCGTCAATACGGGGGGAGGGGGTGTCGTGAATGATGTTTCGTTTTTTGGATTAGGGCAGGGACTCAAATGAAAACTATTGAGAGAGGAGAGAGGAGAGAGGAGAGAGAGGAGAGAGAGGAGAGAGAGAGAGAGAGAGAAAGACATTGACCACTACGCCCTATTCTTTTCACATGAAAAGAAAATAAAGAAATAATAGGGGTAAAAAGTTATACATGATTAATTAAAATAAATTAAATTATTATCTTGTATTATCTTTCATAATGCTTATGTTATAATTATATCAAGCTTGGTTTGGCAAATGACCGAAAACCTCGACACTCCGAAACAACAGTAGGGGACGAGATAGAAAGTATACCAAGAAAGATATATAATCCAACATAGGAGAAAGACTATGGACGAGCAACAACTTGAAAGCCTGCTTAAGAGGATCACTGATTATCTAGTAAGCGAACTAGATAAGAGAGGCGATCTTGTTAGCCGTGTTACTGATCTTGAAGATACTATCAACGATGATAATATTGAAATTATCACGGAAGATAGGGTCAAAGAGATTGCGGCAGACGAAGCGATTGAGGCTATCAATAACGCAGAGGTAAACGTGGATATCTCTGCTTAACTGTTTCATTCAATGGGGCGATTTTATCGCCCCTTTTTTAGTCTTTCTCTGAGAAAGGAAGCCTTATGATGTCAAGAAAGCATTATATTGAAATAGCGACAGTATTGCTGCTCTTTGATGAATTGGCACAGCATGGAGCTAGTGAAACTTTACTGTTTGATATGGCTAAAATTTTTGAGGCTGATATTCCTAGATTTGAAGTATCAAGATTTTTTGCTAAAGTCATTGAAGTTAAGGACGAGCTAAGACTATTAAAGTTGAAGCAAAATGATCCCGTTATTGGGGGTTTAAATGCAAATTGATAAAGACACCACAGTTGTGGGATTTGCTAAAGCAACCGAAAAGACTATACGAACTATGTCGCAAAAACTCGAAGAACTATTTCGGGAGATAGGATCACTCAAGGGCGATATCTATCTACAAGGCATAGAAATAGAAAGACTACGAAAAAACTTACCCAACAAATTAGAAAAATAGTTTCTTAATGTTGGGTTGAGAAATAAGGGGCGATTTATCGCCCCTTAACTTTAACCAACAATAGGAGAAAATATGTCCGAAGAAAGTAAAGCATTGACGATTGATAAAAGATTAATTGTCAAGAAAAAAACTGTTTGGGGTACAGAAAGAATTTACCCTATATGTGAAAGATCAATTATATTTGCTAGGTTGTGTGGTCAAAAAACTTTAGACAAATCGTCTATCGTTTTAATTAGACAGCTTGGCTACGATTTTAAGCATGAAGAGATATCTATATGAACCAAACCAGGAAAGATATAGTCGATCTTTATAAATCAATAAAAGATAAAGACTTTTTGCAGCAAATTGTAAAAGCAACAAGGAAAATTATTGAGATTGAAAGTAGAGGTCTTAAAGCTGATGAAAAAGTTGTTGTTAATATTGATACTGACAATCCTTTAGGTTGCTCGATAAGAGCAAGGAAAGTAAAAAAATAATAATAAGGGGGCATCCTGCCCCCTTTATAATTCAACCAACAGAAAGATATAAAAATGAAAGATGAATACAAATTTTTAATAGAGTTATGCAACTCTCATAAACCAGAGAAAGATTTTGAATGGGAGTTTACCAGAACTACGACGGGTAACGGCTATGGAACTGACAAGTCTGAATTTGTTGAAACACTTCTTATGTTAGTAACTGAACTTGATAAAAATTTTCCTCGAAGAGATTTTTTAAAACAAGTTAAATGTCATTATAGAAGCGGAACATTAATTGATGGGGAATATTCTAAATGGCGTGACAAAGAATATAAGAAAGAAGAAAAAGAAAAACACGATCTTTCGGAAGAATCCCGTAAGACTCTTTTAAGATTCCATGATGATTATATAGATTAAGGGGCTTAGCCCCTTATTTCTTCAGACTTTCTAAAGCGTCATTCCAGCCATCATTATAGCCTTCCCGTTCATCCCATGTATCAATTAACCTGCTATAAGCCCTCAGCAAGTGGGGCAAGTGCATATCAACTAATTTTATTTCTTTCCCCGTTGATTGTGACTTGTGTAAGTTTAGTGTATCCATATCGCAGGGAATTTTGCGGTCGCCTATTATACTTTCTATTTCTAATAATTTTTTTATTTGCATATGTTTAGTGTACTTTCTGTGTTTGTTTTGTGTAAGTTTTGTGTTTTTGTTTAGCGGGCCAGGATCCCCGGGCCCGCTTGCGCTGCTCACTTTCCAAAATGTTTTAGCATTCCTTCATATATATCCTGGGCGTATCGATGCTCAACATATTTTATATTGGTTCCCGATTCTGTATAACCTAGTCCTGGTTCAACATTATCATTCCACCAATTAACGGCGTCACCGGTATGTAATTTAAAGTGAACCAGTGACCCCTCATTCATGATTGCAACGTGATGCTTAAGCTTCATATAAAATGTCTTTAGCGTAGACGCTGCCTGCCTCATCGTAAAAACCAATTGATGAGCCGTAAACATACATTAGGACCGCCGTCTTCCATCCGCGGCCTTGCTTAGGTGATTCCAGCAGCTGCGCCTTCACCGGGGCCCCAAGCCCGTTATCTATTATATAAAATTTGTCTTTCTTTAACTTTTCTTTATTAATCATGTTATCCTTCTTTCTCTGTTGATTAATTTAAATAACAGATTATATAAGATATATAATAAGTCAACAGAAAGATATAAAAATGTTAACTTTAAAGAAAGCTAAACGTTTGACGGGCGGCGGTATATCAAACCTTAATAAAAAGATGCCCGGTTACACTTACGGCTTGAGCGCGCATCGGTGCAGGACCGGCGCCAAGCTTGTTAAAATTCCAGGCAGCACCTGCAGCGGGTGCTATGCACTGAAGGCTAATTATTTTTGGCCATCCGTAAAGCTGGGCCACCGGCGCCGCTTAAGATCCATTAATAATAAAACCTGGGTCCCCGCAATGATCATGTTAATAAATCATTATGAAAAAGATTATTTTAGGTGGCACGATAGCGGCGACATACAAACCGTTGATCACCTGGCCAAAATATGCGCCGTTGCTGAAGGGACGCCATCAATTAAGCATTGGTTGCCAACACGTGAGACCGGCCTGCTAAAAGAATTTAAAGAAGCGGGCGGGGCCATCCCTTCAAACCTGGTTGTAAGACTCAGCGCAACCATGGTAAACGGGGCCCCGGGCAAGAGTCATGAACACAGCAGCACTGTACACACTAAAGACGCGGCGCCAATTGGTGAAGCTTGCAACGCGTCGAAGCAAGGCGGGCGGTGCCTGGCTTGTAGATCCTGCTGGAATTCTGATATAAGAAATATATCCTATGAAAAACATTAAGATTTTTTTGTTTGAATGCATTCTAATATTTTTATTTTATCACTTAATAATCAAACCCATTTATTGGCTGATCAATAGAGCCCGAGAGCGACGGTCCGAGTAGCCGTCGTTTTTTTTTATTTTTTTTTAATTATTTTTTTGGCCCCCGAAGGGGGCCCTTGTGTACGTTTAGTGTCGGAAGCTGAAATTTGCGTGAACAAGGAATCGCGTGGCGTGGATCGTGGATCGTTGCGTATGTTTAGTGGGGGAGGGGAGGGAATACTTGCGTATGTTTAGTGTGCCTTTGCGAATGTTTAGTGTTGCCCTACCCACCCCTCTTGAACCAAAAAATTTGTAACACCTTTCCAATCGAAAGGCTTATGGAACGAGATCAACGGCTCTTGGACATTTAGTGACGGCTCTTGGACATTTAGTGCCATATCCCTAGCTTGTATCCCCCCATAGATATTCAGGGTGGTCTGTTCGAGGGGGGTGGCTATGATAAAACATCTACCACCTTTTAATGCGTGGCTGTAGTTCCACGCAATCTGATAGGGGGAGAGTTTAATTTTGCCACTTTTAGATACCTTTAATTCCACACTAAATAAGCCACAATCTTTATGACAGCCGATAAGATCAGGAAAACCCATAATTGTAGTAGTTTCAATCCTATTCCACAATATATCAGGGGTATTTTTCTTTATTAATTGCCACAATTTACTTTCAGGTCTGCGTATCATTTAATCCTTTAAATAGTAGCATTTTAAAGGGTAAAAAATTATAACTTAATGGCTTGTATAATCTTTTAAATTCCTTTATGAGCTATCTTAATATGTATTCGTAGATTTTATATTGGCAGGACTTCATAATGTCTGTTGACCGATACTAAAGTGAAAGTATTCTGATTATGGAGTGTTACCTGAAAGTTGGTCGTTCAGGTGGTGTGTGGAGAGCATAATGAGATACCTTATAGGGTCGGTTGCGTGAGAGGGATTATTCCAGAACATATATAATTTAATCTGAATCGAGGAGTAACTATGAAATGTAAAACTTGTGGCAGAAATATGTCTTATGGCTATGGTAATAATTACTATAATCATTTTGAACAAAGAGTAGGCAAGAGCAGTAGAGATAGCTGGACTAAAGCTATTGAACAAAACTGTACTATTACAAATCCTTATAGTCAGGGTAATGTTATTGAATATGAAGTCAGTAACTTATCTACCAATAACTATCAGCGAGAGCGTGGTACAGATTTATTTTGCAGACTTAATTGTTTAAATGTTTTTTTAGGAGTTCATTACGATCTCATAAGCAATTTGCCTAATATTATAGAGAAGTAAAGGCGAAATGATTTCGCCTTTATATAACTTTAATCGTGAAAGGAAAATTATGGCTACTGAAATGCGATTAAATAATGACTACCGAAAGGGATTAACCAAAGACTTTCGGAAACACGCAGAACAAGAGGATACTCCACAAAAAGAGGAGTACAAGCAATCTATATCTGATTATGATACAGCAGTTGCTAATGCTTTTGGAACTGTAACGCAAGTTATAGAGAGAGCATTTCCCCCTGAAGATGTGGTACAGTTAAGACAACTCCAAGACAAGTATTCAACAGTTGATAGTGTTGCCAAAGACAGTTGCTTTTATTTAAAAGTAGTTGATGAACATGGAAGCACTAATTGGTTGGAAACTGATGAAAGGAGAGATCGTTATGGTTACAATAGTAATGATGATGATGAAGATACTCGTTTCCCTGAAAAACATTTTAGTTTTGAATTGTTTGGAAACTATCAAAGGGAGGGTAATTATTATCGGAACAATGAGGGTAATAAGTTTGCTTATGCTTATTACCGAGATGATCTATTAGGTCAGGGTTTAAATCCTGATATTGAAATAGAGCATAAGGATAATAATAGTAATCCTCACTTGTCCATAGCTAGAGAAAACTTGGACAAGTATCTTAAACAAAACCATATTGAAGCTGCGTGGACAGATAAATATGCCTTATGGATTATTGGTTCAGGGGGTTGTAGGAGTAGAGCAATCAAATGTACTAGATCAGAATTTGATTCAGTACAAACTATGTTACACTCCAAACAAGCTGTTGTACAATGCCACGAGAAATGGATTGAAAGTGTATTAAGACAGACAGAAGTTGTTAAAACTGCTATTCAGTCTTATAAACATTTATCGTCTGTCAAGGAATTAGCAGACACATTGGGGTGGTCTGTTAATGAGCATATGTTATTACAAAAAGGAACTGATTTAGTTATATCTAATCCTGATAGTATCAAGTCTATGCTTGATAACATTAAGGGTATACAACAAACTAGAGAAGAAAAAATCCTAGCTGTGATGAAATATAACAAAGAAGAAGCATTGGCTAACTAGGAGGATTTATGAAAAATCAAAATGCTTTTGATTACTTTACGATTGAGCCGAGCAGATATTGTGATGATGAATATATCGTCTATGGTTGGGGGGTATATTCCCCAACCTCTGTATTAGCTGGACAGCAACGCAAGGTAATGTTGGAGGAGTTTGAAACTTTGGAAGAAGCACGAAAAAAATATCCTAAAGCAGAACAAACTTCTTTTATTAATCCCGTTCTTACTACCAATCATTTGCCTGATTATGAAATGAACGCATATGAAGAAGAAAATTATTGGTATGATTTAGATAACCCTAACGATTATTAATTAAAAGTTAGGGGGTAACTGTTTGGCGATAGTAGTCTGAGATATCCGATTGGTCTGAGCCAGTTTAAAAAGCTCGTGTTGATTACAATGTTCGGAGTAGCCAAAAAGATAAAGGGGGAAAATTAATTCCCCCTTTTTTTATATCTAAAGGAGGAGTTATGAGAGATAACCCAGACGAAAAAATAATTGAAGATTGGGAGTGCAGTACACAATCAAATCCAGTAATAGATAAAGATAAATTAATAAGTCATATTATTGGTTGGCTAAATAGTAATATTGATAAAAACAACTTTGAGGACTATCCAGAATTTCAAGAAATGTTGGCACAAGATAGTGCTGATCTAAAAGAAAAAATAGAATTATTTATGGAAGGAGTTGATGAATTTTAGTTTAGCTTGGAAGTTTAGTTTAGCTTGGAAGTTTAGTTTAGCTTGGAAGTTTAGTTTAGTGAGAAAGGACTAAGAATGACAGAAATTAGCAAAGATAAGGTCGTACAGAAATTAGCTGAAATGTTTGAGGAAGAATGGTACACAAACAAAAGCGAATATCAAGATGAAGATGGGAACGAAACCAAAGAGTTCAAGGAACTTACAAGAATAGAACTTGTGGTCAATAAAATGATAATTAAGTATTACGGAGGTAAACAATGAATAAAATGAAATTAAACAAAGACATTACTGATAGTGGCTTGTCCAATGCATTTAAAATGAGAGTGGCAACCTCTAATTTAAAATTAGCAAAATTTATTGGAAGAAAGGTTCACTACAAGAAGGAACTACTAACGAAGGAATTTGTCCGAGAAAATGGAACCATAACCCAGAGTGAAATATTTCACATAGGAATGGTTCAAAAAGATTATCAAGGCAATGACTGTCTAAGGGGTTTTGCGACATCATATGATGATGACTTTGGTCGTTGCATTAACCCAGATCATATTGAACTTGAGGAGGAAGTATGAAAAAGTACAGAGTTACACAGACATATACTGCACAAGACATTTGGTATGAAGTTGAAGCTGAATCCAAAGAGAAAGCAATACTCAAGATAGGTGAGTTGCCCGTTGATGAGCAAAATAGTGAAGATACTGAAACAGAAGTGGAGGAAGTATGATTAAAAAACTATTAAGATTATTTAAGAAAAAAAGAAAGCCAAGTTTAGTGTGGCTTCACATAATGAATAACCAATACAGAGGAGTGATTGGCACGGGAAGAACACGCAAACATTTAATTAAGGGGGAGGACACATGGAAAAGATGAGGAGGTTGCACAATGATTGATAGAATAATGGATAATAGAGATAGTATTTTTGGTGATGAGAAAGTGCAAAACTATTGTATGGACTGCCATAATGTATCTTATTTGTATGGCGAACGAGAACCAGATAATCCAAATTATGATAGTGATGGAATTGCAGATGATGAATCACAAGTGGTTTGCCCTAAATGTGAAAGTACCTATTATTATTTTGCCACCGATGAAGAAATAAAGAAATATGGAGAGGGTTAATAGCCCTCTTTTTTTTGCTCAATTTCAGGAACTTCAACAAAGTCAGCGTCTATAATATCCCCATATAATTTGCGTATATCTTTTAATCTTGATTGAACCTGATCCAAACTCATGGTGTCTATGGAGTTTATCGTGTGGATATTTTGTGTATGGTTATAGTATCCCGCAGCCTGACCCCTATTCTTTTCTGCCTGAACAGAGGCAGACCAAGCCTTGTCTTCTTGGGCAGCCCTAGATAAATCATCTAATCTTTTTACATGGCGATTAAAAGTAACTTCAGTTTTGCGTACCATTTCTTTTTTTAATTCGTCTACATATCTAACAATTTCAGGGTGTTTGTGGACATTTAGTAATTCAGAGGCAGTTGTTCTTGCTCTATTAACAGCATATCCAGCCCGTCTTGCCGCTTCTGTGGGAGTGATAGCACCATCTTCCCTTACCAATTCATTGACAAACTTAATTTGTTTTATAGTTAATCTTTTATTCATACATTTAGTTTAGTGCAGTTTAGCTTGCTTTATTTATTTTATATAGTTGTTTAAAAAGTTAAATACAAATAGTTTTTGCGGTTACTTAATGACAAGGCAGGTAACCGTAAGTAACTGTATAAGTAACCTATATTATTGTTATATTTCATTGAGTTAAGTGTTTCGGTTACTTGGTTACTTCAAATTGAAAAGTTTTTATAAAAAATAATTAACTAAAAACTTTTAAAACATCTTACTATTCTAAAAAAAACTTTGGATCTTCCGTCAGTGGTTGCATAATTTTACGCAAAACATCAACCCCCTGGGCGCGAACCGTGTTCCATTCTTCCCGTGTAAAGCTACGATCATGCTTGTCATTCCAAAATTTTACAGAAATCATGCCACATTTAAGACACTCGTGAATTTTTCGAACAGGACTATCGGGCAATCGAATGCTCATAGGTCTCCTTTGTTAAGTTCGTGTGGGATTTTAAGTTATTTTACAGGAAAAGTAAATAAAAAAGGGCCGGAGAGGCTAAAAACCGGCCCTTTCTGCACACAGTGGTTTAACGGGTATATACCGTGTAAAGGGAATTGAGACCCCGAACCACCATCGTTTTCATTTCACAACTAAACATGACTGTGCAACCATCGATCTATGATCTCTATCCCGTCTCTTCAACTACTTCTCCCTGTGATTCACAGGTTCCGCATTGTTCTATTACTTCTTCCGCCTCAAATTTAAGTTTAATGTACCCGTTACCGTGACAGTCGGGACATATTTGGGTCGGTTGGGTGGTATAAAGCGCTCTTTTCATTCTTCCTCCTGTTGTAGCATCGGATGCAAAACACCTTATGGTTTGCCTCCCTCGATCTTTCCTCTTTAAGGTTCTCCCTGAGGTATTCCCTTTCACAATCCTCGCACGGTTGTATTCTATCCTCATCAAACATTGATGTCATATCTCCTCCATATGATATTATTTAACCTGTCCCACTTGTGACGGTTAATAATATCCTGTTTAGTCCGGGGTTCACGAAGCGCGGACAGGGCCGCCTTGTCCTTGGCCTTCCGCAACCGGTCCTCTAAAGACAGTTTCTTCATTCATCCCGCGCCCTGTTCTCAGGATCCCTGTACCATTCTTTCATGTTCTCCGTTTGTTCGGCAAACATTTTGCCAAATTTTTCTCGGGCGTATATATACCCGGCGGTCCCGCTTAGGACAGCCACGCATATAATGGCGATCAAATGCCAAAAATGAAACATCATGCGTCCCCCTCTGTTTTACAGAAAGCTAAGTATTGCTCATCAATATTATCTTTCCCCAGTCTCCATTGAACCATCGACCAAACCTCGATGTGCCGTGGACCGTGCTTCTCTATAAATTCCTGAGCGGTAAGGACTTCGGCGTCCTCTTCCATGCTCATCATCCATGCCTTGACTTTACCCATTGGCTTTCTCCTCCAGTCTAACAGATTTAAAATATTCTTCAGGGGTAAGGGAGAGTTCCCCGTCCACATATTTTTTCTCAAAATATTTGTGCTCATGCACCAGATATTCAATCGTTCGGCTGACCGAACGCATCTCTTTGTGAGCCAGTTGATTTAATTTTTTCCATGTCCCGATACCTATCGTGACGGATTTGTATTTACTTGTGTCCATTATCGTCCTTTGTTAATTGCATTATTTTTTCATTAGTTGAATCATCAATGTAATATGTGAAACCATTAAGATTTATGTAGACAACATCTTCTGCAACTACATCAATCCTCATTTTTCCAATACCTATTTCAGTTCTTTCCATTTTTATTCCTTTCTTTTAAGTTATTATATAAGCATATAAAAGATTATGTCAACCACTGTTTAAAGTCTTCTCCCAATACCGTACTTGCTATGTTAATTTTATTGCGCAAAGCCTTGACAATTCTCTCATCGACAGTCTTCTCGGCAATCAAATCAATGTATGTAACGTTGTTCTTTTGGCCGATCCGGTGCGCGCGGTCCTCGGATTGTATGCGCTTTTCCAGATCATAGTTATTGGAGTAATAAACAACGGTACTGGCAGCCGTCAGTGTGAGCCCATAGCCCGCCGTTTGTTGGTTGCCTACAAAGAAACGCAAGGATGACTTGGGATCCTGAAACTTAAGGACAATGTCCTGGCGCTCGCTATCGGGTGTATCACCGTAGTAGGTGGCCACTGTTTCACTGCCGTACTTTGTTTTAATTGTATCATAGATTGTGCGTATGTCCTGGCGGTAGTTGGCCCAGATAATAACCTTGCCGGATATGAATCCCGTACCGCCCACCGCTTCTTCCAAAATATCCATCAACTCAGTGATCCGGTTGTTTTTAAATATTTTCGTTTCACCGCTTTCCATAATCAAATGACCACAGCTTATCTGGTGCAGCCTTAATAACTGCGTCATGACAGTGGAGGCGGTAAGCACTTCCCCGTTATCAAACATGGTCAGGGCATAGGCCTTCATTTCAGCGTATGCTTTTTTTTGTTCGTCCGTTAGATCAACCTGTCTTTTTGTATAAATCTTTTCCGGCAAATCTAAACACTCAGTCTTTAGGACACGGTACGAATGGGGCTTAAGCAGTCCTGATAACTCCTCAAGATTTTTATATCCCACAACTTTATTAAAAATATGCGTACCCACGTTTGTTTTTACTTGGATGGCATACCTGTTCTTGAAACTATAATAAGAGGAGTGGCCCAAGATCGCAGGATCAAGAAACTCACACTGTGAAAACAAATCAATAGGATCTTTGGTAACGGGCGAGCCCGTTAGTATTCTTCTGTACTTTGCAAGCGTGCTTAACTTCAGGGCATTCTTTGTTCTAATGGCTTTAGGATTTTTAATGGTAGTGCTTTCATCGATGGCGAGCAGAGCTCTGTGCCCGTTAAGAAACCGTTCAGCGATCCGCGCGCCCTTGGTCGTATGCAACGCTTCCACGTTCATTAAAAAAATGTCAAGCGTCAGGTCCTTTGGATCCTTAATAATGCTTTCCAACAGTTCTTTTTCCAGTTTGTTGGGGGTAGGCGTCCAGGCAACCGTGAAGTCTTCAATGTGATTGGGTAAATGAATGGGGATCTCCTGGCGCTGCCAGTTACGGTATACTCCCTTTGGAGCGATGATCAAGGCGCCGTTAATTTTTCCCCTATCATATAACATGGACATATTATCGATAAGAACTTTCGATTTTCCTGTGCCCATTTCCATGAAATAAGCATAGTTTTCTTGTGACCATGACTTTTGCAAGGCCGTAATTTGGTGCGCATAAGGCACGGTTTTAAAT